CGATACATGTCCTGCAGGCGTCTGACGTCGGCCGCTCTTTCGATCTGCTTCTCGTGCAGATAATTGTAAAGGGACTTCATGCCCTCTGGCGGCTCGCCTTTCTCTTGCCGGTACTTCTGGATGACCGCCTCAACCTCTGCATGCAGCATGGTCATGTGCCGCATTTCTTCACCGGAAAGGTCGTAAAACGTCTTCGCCAGCGCCGGACGCTCGTCCTTGTACTTAATCGCGCATTTTGCGTACTTCATCGCGTCATCGATTTCCTCGTCGACCATCGCCGACAGTTTTTCAATGAGTTTCATTTTCTTCCTCACTTTCTGCGGTCGGCTTCGGCATTGCCTTTTTGATCTCCGCGATTGCCGCGTCGCCGACCTGGTTGCCGATGCTGCGCCCTGTGGGCGTGGCCACCATCGCGCCAAGCAGCATCCCGATCAAGAGCTGCACCATCGCGCACCTCTCAGATCCGCTGCACGCGCAGCGCCACATTATTGACCGTAGCGGCAACACCGGTGAGCACCAGCGTCAGGGCGGACCCGGCCGCGCAGCAGACCTGACGCACAAGCGCCGGAATGCTGAGATCGACCGTGCCGTTGGCGGCAGCAGTCTCGGACGCGGTCGCGCCGGGAACGGCGACACCGTCCTTGTAAAGCGTAATAGTGACGGTTCCGGCAGCGATAGGCGTGACGGTGACCGAGGCGTCGACATCGTAGTAACCGGCGCCGGTAATGTTGACAGCGTTGCCGTTGAGAGCCACATCACAGCCGTAGCGGCGGATAAGGCTGCCAAGAGGGATGACGCCGTCGACCGCGACTGCGGTGGGCGTCTGCATGGCAGCGTAAAGAGCGGATTTACAAGACATTTTTATTCTCCTTCCATAAAAATGGGCGGGGCTTTTGCCCCGCCTGTTACCCGGCCATAGGGGCCTGCCATGTCCCCCGAGCGGGGAATATGGTCTTAAAGGTTGACGTTGCCGTTGCAGCCGCAAGACGCGGGAATGATCTGGCCTGCGCAGGTCGAAGCCACGCCGTACAGTGCGGGCTTGGTCAGCATGCGGCCCTCGATCGCGTCCAGACGGCGGTTGAAACCGCAGCAGCAATCGGAGATCTTCGCCGACAGGGCGTCTGTCTGCTCCTTGGTGAAGATGCCGTTTTTGAGACTCTGATTTTCCATCTTGAGGTCTAAGATGGTCTCCTGCAAGCGCTGCTCGTAGATGCGGCTGGCCTGGCCGGTGATTGCCTCAGTGCTGGCGTTGATTGCCATGCGCGTGTCGTTGCTCTGCTGCTCGATGAGATACTGTGTGCGGGCTGTGTCGATGATCCCCTGCTTTTCGACCTCGCAGTTGCTCACGCGGTTGCAGCCGGTGTCATTGACGGGATACGGCATATTGCCGCGTCCAAAGCCAAAGCCGTTGCCAAAGCCGCCAAACAGCGCCGCGATGACGATGATGATAAACAGTACCGCGAGCCAGCTCATGCCGGTGCTCTGATCGTTGTTCATGGTGCATTCTCCTTTCCTCAAAAATTATTCCAACGACTATTTCAGCCGGGGGAATTTGGTTGAGCGCCCCGTTTTGCCATTCTGTGGGGCCTGTGAGGCGTTCTGTGCGCCACCGAGTATCTTGTTGGCATCGGAACGCAAAGCCTCTGGTGTCGTCCCGAGAAGGCCGCACAGGGCCTTCGCTTGCATCGTGCGCCCGTAGCGCGAATATAGGCTGTCGGCAATGCCCGGGTCAATGCCGAGCCTGCGCGCCGTGCTCCGCACGCCCTCCAGCGTGTCAGCCGTCCCGCTGATCGCCTGCTCCGCTTTCGTTGCTGCGCCTTGCAGGTCTGCGGAGGGAAACATTTTCGACGCTGCCGCTATGATCTGCTTGAGATCCATTCTCTTTCAGCTCCTTTACTTGGTTCGAGAGGCCCTTGATGACCTCGGCCATGTCGCTCATGGCCGACTGCATCTCGCTCATCAGCTGCTCCTGCGTTTTTGGCGGCGTGATGACGCCGAGCTCAACGAGCTTGTCGTAATACTGCTGCGTCGTGCCTTCCAGCTCTGCGTAGGCGGCAGCCGTCTTCCCGATGAGCTGCTGGCGGTTGCCAAAATAGTCAACCTGGAAAATATCACCGTTGTCGATAACACACATCATGCAGTTTCCGCCGCTGTATCCGGCGATTGCAAACTGGTCCATGCGCGCACCTCCTTTTGTTGCCCCTATCGTACCGCGATTTTGCCGCGGGAAATTGCCCGCAAAATGCCCGCGTTTTGCCCTCAAAAATTTCTTCAAAACTCTGTGATTTTTTCTTGACAATACGCTAATATTAGCGTATAATAAGCATGTAAACAAGAGAGGGGAACACCCCGGGAGGATACAAAAATGATGATGAACGCCGAAATGATCAATACTATCAAGAAGATCGCCGAAGAGATGGACCTCAGCTGGGACTACGAATTCGTTGGCGTGCGCGTCCAGGAGCAGGAGTTTGAACTTGGCACGATTGAGCATCTCTCCCACGTCTGGGACAACGGCGACGATACCGGCGTCGAGCTTGACGGCATCTGCGTCTGTAGCCTTGACCGCCTGGGCGCCAACAATTATTTTGGCAATCACGTCGCGATCATTTGCGGCAACGAGGCCGAGTACGGCGAGGACGACGGCGAGCTTATCATCCGTGACGCCGAGGTCGTTAAGGTCATCTGCTAAGAGGAGGGGATAAAATGCGGAGGAAGTACAACGACTGCCAGCGCGAGGACGGGGACTGCACCGTCTGCTCGCTGGTCAATTACGGGCGAGACTGCCATAACCGCCCCATCACCAAGCTGGAGTGGTCGCGCCGCATGGCAGACATGACGCAGGCCGAGCTGGCCAAAAAGTCCGGCGTCAATATCCGCCAGATCCAGCGCGTGGAGCTGGGGGAGGCGGAGGCGGGCAACCTGACCGCCAAAAACCTGCTTGCCATCGCCGGCGTGCTCGGCGTGGATGCAAAATTTTTGTTATAACGCGGCAAAGGAGACTGTGTATGCGGACTAAAAAATGTATCACCTGCGGCAAGATTTTTTCCACCGATCGCACAGAGCAGGCGAAGTGCGAGGACTGCCTTGCCGCATCCCGGTCGACCACCCTGCGCACGCGAACCTGCCACACCTGCGGGATCAACTTCCTCGGAGGTCCCAGAGCCAGTTACTGCCCAACCTGCCGGGCAGAGCGGGAGAAGGTCAGGAAACAAAAGTACCGGGCCACCGGTTTTTCCCGGCATCTGGGAGATATCGATAACTGCGTGATCTGCGGTGGAGAGTATGTCATCCAATCTGGATTGCAAAAGTATTGTCCAAAATGCGCCCCGGTTGCCGTCCGCGAAATCGACCGCGCGCAGTCAAAAAGCTGGAACGCCGAACACGATTACTACATAAAACGCCGCGAAAAATCCCGCAGCGGCGTAAAGGTCTGTGTTGTTTGCGGCCGGGAGATAGTTCCCGGTACCACCACCGTTACCTGCTCCCCTGAGTGCGCCGCAGCCCACCGAAAAGAGGTTCAGAATCGCGCGGACGCCAAGCGCCGGAGCGGGACGAAATCAAAGCAAAGCGAAGTCAAAAAAGAGAGCACCGACTGATTAGTCGGTGCTCTCTTCCTGCCCGTCGGCAAGCTTGCGGTAAGCCCGGCGGCGCAGCTTGGCGAGGCCGTCCACGCTCATGTGGAGCTGCGCGGCAACCTGCACGAGAGAACACCCTCGCACGTCGCACTCGATAAGGCACGCCGCCTCGTCCGCTGGCAGCTCAAACGATAAGATATACGCCACGGCTCGCTTGGGGGCCATAGAGGATAATTGCGCGCGGATTGACCTGTGCTGACTGTCCATGCCCGTGTAGGGCTTGCAGAGGCGCTTGCGCGTGGGCTTTCGCCGCCCGCTCCTTCCTGTGCCCGAATCGGACACCGTTATTTTGTTGCTCTCTGGATCATCGTCACGACTTCCTGCCGCGTGATAAGTCTCTGCGGCGCGCTGCCGTCCGTAATGCCAGCCGCCTTTGCCGCCGCCCAGTCCTTCGCCGCCCACGAAGAGACGGGCTTGGTGCCGAGCTGCGATAAATAGCTGTCCATCATCTTGTTAAACGTTGCCTGATCCATGTACTCCTCCATTTCCGGCGGGTACTTCCCCGCCAAGATCATGCTCCCTGTGTATCGCATATGGTCGTCCCATTGAAAATGCGGCTTGTCGGGGAATTTCTTCCAGTCGCCCCCCCACGAAAAACCGACTTGCTTGCCGATCTGCCCGCAGCGGGCGAAGAACGACGGATCGTCGTACTCATGCCCCTTGACGTTTTTGCAGATGTCGAACGCCAGCCCCGCCTTAACGCCGTGGAACGTCGGCCTTGTCGCGTTTTTCGCCGCGTAGCCCATGCGCGCAAGATAGCGCTGATACTCGTCATCTCGCACCGTCTCCGTCACCAGAACCGGAAGCCCCGCTTCCTTGCAGAGGTCGAGGAAGATGACGCAGTTTGCGCGCACGTCAGCCCGCAGGTCGGCAATGTCCCTACTGTGATACATCGCCGTCACCCTTGCTGTCGATCACGTCCTGCGCCTTCTGCGACTGCGTGCCGAAGTAGAACGCAATGATGACCGCGTAGATCGTCATAAAGTCCTGCGAGATGTTGCCCGTAACGGCCATGTAAGCGAAAACACCCGTCAACACCAGCGTCACGAGGCTCTTGACGCTCATCAGGTTTGCCAATCTCTTGCGAATCAGTTCCATGTTATTCGTCCTTTCCTTTGATTTTGATTCCCGCCAGTAAGCCAAGCTCCGCCGTCCACGCGGCGAACCATGCCACCGTCAGGCTGTCCGGCACCACCTTGTCATGCGCGGTCAATACGAGAACCGCAATGCAGTACCAGCAGAGGTTGAGCACTGCTGCGATGACGTACTTGTCCCGCTTTCTCAGTTTCTTCATAAAGCAACCCCCGCCAGCAGCCACGCGATAAACGCGCCTGCCAGCGCCGCGAGAGCCTTGTCGACCAGACTGTCCCAGCGTTTCCCCGCCTTGCCCGTGATGGCTTTCACGTCCTCTTTGATCTCCTTGACGTCGCCCTCGACGGTTTCCTGCTTGGTAGCCAACACTTCGACAGACGTTGCCAGCCTGTCAAGCGCCGTTTGGTGCTCCTGCAACTCATTGATTCGATGCGTATTGCTCTTGCACCGACTTTCGATCAGCGCGATCTCTGCATCATCGTAGTGCTTTGCATTATCCATATCCCGCTCCCTTTCTGCAGCCTTAGACCGCCGTGAAATACTGTCCTACAAGCTCGTGCGGCAGATACTGCAAGACGATCTTCCCGCCCGCTGCCTCTCCCACGCGCTCGCAGAGGTACAGCTTAGTGTCCTCAGGGTCTTTGTAGTAAAGACCGTAAGTGTACTCCATACCACGAGCGGCCGGAATCGGGTCATCTTGAGTACCAGCATGCTCGATGTCAATGATAGTCCACAGTGCAGAAGTTTTATGCGGCGGCCAGTTCTCTTGCGTGGTGTGGCCCTGACCTTTGTTGACGCGGTAGACGTGCAGCACGCCGCTTTCGTCCATATCGCTGCGGCGGTCGCCGGGCTTGACGGTCTCGCCGATGTGATCCGCCCAGCGCGGGAACAGCTCGGGCGACTTCGCCGCCTCGCCGTCAGAGAGCGACGCGCTGGCCTGCTCGATCATCGGTCGCAGCCTTGCCGCGCGCTGCGGCGTGATGCTCTGACCGACCAGCGCCGTGACGGTCGCCTCCGAAAGCTCGGATTCCGTGGGCTTTCCCATCTTGATACTCACCGTGCCGTCGCGGTGGTCAGTGATGTCGCCAGCAAGGGTGTACTCGCTGTTGTCGTACTCGTTGACGACCTCTTTGGTCTCACCCGTGGGCTTGCCCTGCTCGTCCAGCACGTCCACCGTCTCGCGCTGGACGATGCTCCACGGTGTGTTGTCGGGCAACAGTGCCGCTACGGCGTCGTGGGACATGGTGAGCGTGACGGTTTTTGTGTCGCGTCCGTCCCAGCTATGGTCAGCGCGGTTGCCGTTGACCGTAGCGGGGTATTCCGTGTTGTTGACTTTGATGTAGATACTCATGTGTTCTCCTTCCTTATTGCGGTGTGGCGTTGGCTTGCAGCCAAGTGAGCAGGTCGCCGGTTGGTTCTTCGTCGAAGGTGATGGTGCGGTAAGCTTGGTTACTCCATGTTGCCTTGTCCCCTTTTTTTTGTTGTTTTGCTACATATACGGAATTACCAGAAGACTTCTTATAGTAGATACTTACGCTGAGTGATGGTGCTGGCATAATTTGTTCACCTCCCCCTTACGCTTGAACGCCTACTCCAATGAATCTCTCCCCATTGGATGTAAAATCTACGTATTCAATCGGGTTGGCACCTTGGAGGCTGTAAAGATCAGCATTTTCATTCAATATCCACGTGTACCCATTTTGGAATTTAACGGCATACCCCGTACCCGCGATAAGCGTCCTGCCCTTCTTGATGCTGTACACCGTGCCTCCCACCATACACTTACCGCCCTTCACTTCGTACACCGTGCCGTTGACGAGGGTCTTGTGCGTAGCGGAGGGTATTTCTCCCGCGATAAATGCTCCAGTACCTGCGTTACCATAGAAAACACTATTAACGTCATCCCATAGTCCGACTTCCCCAGAAGCATTTTTGCAGGGGATGAAATCGCGGATAAGAGGCACACCTTCGAACGCCGTGGTCTTCCATATCTTGCAAGAGTATAGGCGCATAGAGGTAAATCCGCTGCATGAGCCATTATTCCTTCTAAATGCAAACAACGGAAGATTGCACCCTATGCTCCCAACGACCCCGGGTGTAAGCGTTATTGTCTCTGCGCTATCAACTTGCGCGGTGTAGGGAGATGCTGGAAAATTTCTATTAAAGGTATGTCTCCCAAAAACATTGCCCTGATGTTCTATGTTGCGAAGATTATCGTTCCCGTATCTGACAGCATATCCTGTTCGGTCCGCACGGAGCCTCATCACGTTAAACAGTTCCGCCTTTCCTGGTTCTGCCCATGCCGCCGACGCAATATGATGATCGTTACCGGTGTTTTTCTCCAAGATAAAAGCATCAATTAGTATTCGCGTCTCGGCGGGAAAAACTTTCGTATCAATCCATTGCGTCCCCGTACTCTCGATATACTCAAGCCTCTTGTAACCGATTGGTAAGCTCATTTCCGCACCTCCTTACTGGAAGTACCAGTTGATCGCGTAGTTCTCGGTGGGCGTGGTCTCCGTGCTCACGAGCGTTTGCTTAACGATGTTGCCGCTTGCGATATAGTCGCATCCACGCGTCGCCGCAACAAGCCCGCCCGAGCCATTGCCCTTGAGGATGTTGGTCGTGGATGGGACTGTCGGCACGCTCACCGTGACCGCGCCCGTCTTGCCGTTGACCGACGTGACCGGCGCACTCTGCAAAGCGCTGTCAGCCTTGCCCAAACTCGCCTGCACGTCGCTTGCAAGGTCGGATTTTGCCACCGTAGACTTAAAGGCCAGACTGCCGAGGTCGGCGAACCACTTTGCGATCTTGCCAAACAGCACGGAAAGCTTTTCGCCCGTCGCAATGTTGGCGCGGGTGCTCGCTGCTGTAAACGCCGCAGTGACGTTACTGCCGTCGCCGGTCTTGTCCAGCTTCTTGGTGAGAGCCGAGTACACGCCGCCAGACTGCACGGGGTTGGTGCTGCCCTGCGTAGGTGCTGCGTCAGTAGTTACCTTGACGTCCTTGATAGCATTATCAATGTATGCAAAGATGTCCTGGTGCTTGTTTTGAGGGTCATACACTGAGGCCAGCATGTCACCCGTACCAGCACCAGAAGCGCCACGGCAATAGCCTGCGTCATAGCTCGTGCCGTTCGACAGCGTTACGATAAGGTGATAGTCGCTCTGCCGGATGGTGATGCCAGTAATCGTGGGAGCATCTGCGCCGGGATTGCCCTGTGGACCAATTTCACCCCGAATACCCTGCTTACCCTGTTCACCCTGAATACCCTGCTTACCCTGTTCACCCTTGTCGCCTTTTTCGAGCACAAGGTTAAGCACCTGATTCGGAGCTTCGCCGGTAATGGTCGCGCTCGCCACCTTCCCGGACGTGACCGAGCCGATGGTCAGCACGTTTGCGGGGCCAATCGCACCGGTCGCGCCGGTGTCGCCCTTGCTGCCCTGCGGGATGCCAAGCGCCAGTGTACCAGTCGACTTGTCGTAAGTTGCCGTTGCCGAGCTTCCAGCGGGTAGCGTTGTCACCGTGACCGATACAACACTCAGCGTGACAAAGTTCAGCAGCGTTTTACCTTTCAGCTTCTTCGCCTCGCCGCTCTGCTCAAGCACAAACAGGTCTTCGCCCGTGATCTGTAACGCTTGCGTGAGGTCGGAAATTGCTTTATCAGCCATCGGTTACCTCGCTTTTCTTCTCGAGCTTCGTCTTGCCCTCTTTGGCGGGCGGCTCTGCGGGGACGTGCGCCGCCTGCTGGTCAAGCCGCTCGAGGATCGCATATGCCTGCCTTAGCTCTCCCTTGACCTTTGCCATCTTCTCCGCGTCGTTCGCGGAGATCATCACTGAGGACAGCGTATTAAATGCGCTGTCAAGGATCTGCATTGCCTGCTTTGTCATAGTGCCTCCTTATCCCGACTCCCACCAAGAGTCGGTGTAGATTTCTGCGTTGTAGGGTCTCCACGTGTCCGTGTAGATGTATGGCGTATACGCTCGCCACATATCCGTGTAGATGTACACAGCGCCGCCCGAAGTGCCGCCGCCCTCTGTGGTAAACGATCCGCTGTCGGAATAGCTGGTCTCCCTCCATTGATTGAGGTTGGTGTCCCAATAGCAGAGCACTGCCTCCCAATTGTAGGTTTCGCCGGGGGTAAGTCCGTCGAACGAATCCTTAAACGTGTTGTTCGCGCCGGAATCCTCGTTCGAGGTCAAGTAATACCCGTACCCCAGAATGCCGGTCACGTAGATCGCACGCGCTCGGTCGTGGTAGCTGTCTCCATAAAACGTGCCGTTGAGAACGGCTGTCGTCGACCCCGTCGCCGTAACGCTGACGCTAAAACTTGCCATGCGTCACCTCGCTGAACGGAGAAAAAACAGTTTTCCCCAGCTGCCAGCCGGTAAGTTATCTCCGTACATCTGGCTGCCGATATACAGCTCGCCGCCGCCGAGCGACACAATGTTGTTGGACAGCGTGATAAATCCACCGTAGGGGCCGCTGGCCTTTAGGTATACATTGGTCGCCGATTCCAGCTTGATACCGCCATAGAGGGTTTTGATGCCGATACCGTAGTCAACATTCGTCTCGACAAGCGAAATTTCGCCCACTTTGGTATTGCTGTTTGCCAGGAGTTCTACTGTCTGGCCTCGTAACTTTTGCGCTGTGATAGAGGTCCCGTCGATGTACGTTGCGATCGCATTGTCGACCTCGTTTGCGCTCAGGCCCGCGTTGCTGTCAACATAGGTCTTCGTCGCATAGTTCGATCCGTCCTTGAGATCTCCGACGCGGATGCTGCCGGTCTGGATTTGGTCAGCCGTCAGCGTACCATTGATATTTGCAGCATCGACGTACAGATTTTCCGTCTTGATGCTGCTACCGTTGATCTTGGTCGTGCCGCTCGCGTCCGTCACCGTCAGGCCGTCCAGCGTGGTTTTGACCTCGGTATACTTGCCGTCGATGCCATCGACCTTGAGCATGATCTCCTCGCTGGTCTTGGTGATGAGCGACCGCGTCTTTGCCATGTTGCGCTCGATCTGCCGCTGCGTCGGCGATTTGTACGGGTACTCGTCGTCGATCTCGTCCGCGTCCGGCGCAGAGATGTCCGGCGCGAGCATTGGATCAAACGTCATGTCCAGCGCGATAAGCGGCACGTAAAACCCGTCTACCGTCACCGCGTCGCCAAGCTCCACCGCTGGATCAAGCAGCGCTTCGCTGCCCTCGTAGCCGATGTGCTTGTATCCGGAGACTTTGGTGAGGATCGACGCCGCCATCGCATTTGTGCCGTCCGGCTGCAAGGCCGTCAGCGTCCGTCCGGTGTCCGATCCGGACACGCCGACCACATCGCCGTTCTCGTCGAGTAGCTCGACCTTAGTAATGGGCTGCGACGCGATGCCTGGGGAAAACTCCGCCAGCCGCCGCCCTAAATAGGTTTTGTCCATGTTGCCCTCCTTACACGAGGATGCGCACGCCGCCAAAGGTGATGGCGCTGCCGGTCTCCGTCACCAGATAATTAGTTTCAGCGGGCATGGAGTTGAGGCCTACCAGCAGCAGCTTCCCTTCGTCCGTGATGATCCAGTTGCCCGCGTTGGCGACCGCAATACGGCCGAGCGCCTCGCGCATCGTCATATCGCCCTCGTCGTCCACGGGATACTGCACGGGGAAAGCCTCGTCAAGCTGCGTCCTGCTGTCCACCGCAACACCCATGCGTGCCGCGATGTCCGCAACTGCCGTCGCCGCCGGCATCGGCCACGTCTCCGCGTCATAGCTGCTGTCGAGCCACGTCTCTTCTGCTTTGAGCATCGCGTCATACCCGTGCACGCTCAAAACGCCCGTGATCCGGTCAGTCTTGCGCGTGGAGAAGAAAAACACGCCTTTGGGAATCCACTCGCTCACCTGCTCGCCGAGCACCAGCCGCGCAAATACTTCGATTTTTGCCTGCCGCGGAATTGCGCCTTTTGGGTAAAACTCGACATCGATCTGCCGCGCCGAACAATTACCAATGCCAAAGGTGGAATACAGACCGCCATACACTCGTAAGCTGTTTTTTACGATGTCCGCTTGACTATATTCCACCCCCGCAATGCTTAATTTGGTTTCTACGCGATGATTCCGGTTAGCAAGCAGTGTTAAGTATAAATCACTTACGCTGTGCATTAAATCTCCCTCAACTGTACCGAGCCGCCCTTATAGCGCCGGTTACCATCCACGCTGACCAGCGCGAACGCGGCTTCCAAGTCGCTCGTTACACGCATGGTCTTTACTGTGTCCGCCCCGCTATAAGGGTCGGTAAACGTCACGCTCACGGTGTCACCCATCAACGAATTGTAATATTCGGAGGATTCTGCTTCTGTCATCGGGAAAAACGATGTTTCAACAATATATCTGTCTTTCGAGCGGGCCGCGTGCTCCGTGTCATCCATCGTTGTGATGACCTTGCTATAGCTCACCTCGCGACGCACATTGTAAGTGGACACTTTCTCGTGCACATCCAACGCGCCAATTCGTAATGTAATATTCATTTACACCCCCATAGCCCGTTGCATTTGCCGATTGTACTTGCTCACGGATTCGCCGATGATCTTCCCGTCAAGGACAGACTGCACGACAATGGTGATATCGCCGCCCCCATTGCCGAGGGAAGATAGCGCGCTGCGCATCTGACCGCCAAAAGATTGCTCCGCGCCGATCTGTGCCGTGCCGAAGTCCAGACCGCCAGTGATGCCGCGCTTAATGCTGTCATACTCGTTGTCCCAGCCCTCACCAAGGCCCAGCGCCATATTCTCGCCGATTCCCGCAAACACGCGGGACGGAGAATGAATTCCGAGTTTGCTTTTTACGCCTGAAACAATTCCAGAAAAGAAACTCCCGACTTTATTCTTGATCCAGCTGCCCATTGCCTTGATACCTTCCCACAGACCATTCACGATCTGTTTTCCGACATCTACGATATCGGGGAGCGAAGAAACAAAGGTTTTTACAATGGTCGCCATCATGTCAAGCACCGACCGAACGATCTGCGGTAAATTCTCGGCAAGGCCGCTGACGATCGCCAACACCATTTTCATTCCAAGCTCAATGACCTGTGGAAGTTTTTCGACGGCATAGCCAACGAATTTCTCAATCATTTCAGGGCCTTTTTCCTGCACCACAACGCCGATGTTCTCAAGGATTCTCTCAACGACCGGCAAGAGATTTTCCGCAACCGTCACGGTGCTGCCCAAAAGGTTTGTAATGAGTCCAGCCATGTCGGCGTTTTCATCGCCAAGCCCCGTGATAAAGTTGTCATACGCCGCTTTCATCGACGCGATAGAGCCTTGGATCGTCGTGCTGGCTTCCAGCTGCGTTGTGCCCGTGATGCCCATCTCCGTTTGCACGGTATGAATAGCGTCAACGATATCCGCGTAGCTGTCGATGGTGTAGTTGGTGTAATTGCCTTGCGCGGCATTTAAGGCGTTTGCATCGTCCAAAAGGCGCTGCATTTCCTCCTTCGTACCGCCATAACCGAGGGCTAAATTGTCCAACATCGTATAGTTGGATTTTGCAAACCCTCGATAAGCGTTTTGGATGAGTTCCATATCGGTACCCATCTTATTCGCGTTGTCCGACATGTCGGTAATGGCGAGATTCGCCTTTTCCGCCGCCGCATCCGTGTCGTTGCCCATCGATTGCAGCAGCGACGCGGAAAACGCCGTCACGGTGGTCATGTACTCGTTCGCGCTCATGCCCGCCGTCTGGTATGCGTTTGCGGCGTACTGCATCACGGTATCGGCAGAGGACTTGAACAGCGTTTCCACGCCGCCGACCAGCTGCTCATACTCACCGTAGCTTTGAATTGCTGCTTCGCCAATGTTTTTTACCGCGCCTGCAACAGCTTTCACGCCAGCAACAATGGCTTGCCCTGCAATATTGGCTTTCAGCACGTCGCCAAAGCTCAATGCCTTTTCTTTGGTATCCCCGAGGTTTTTATCTACTTCGCTCGTGTCAACGCTGATTTTGACAAAAAGGTCTAATAAATTCATGTTCTCACCACGCTTTTTGGTGTTTTTGGCGAAAAGCCCTTGAAAAGTCAAGGCTTATGTAGTACAATTTCAGGAAAGGAGGGTTTTGCCATGATCAATTTCAACAAAGATTCCGCATTTGACTTAAAGCCTATTCCCATTGCCGAAGTCCGCGACGAGGTCAACGGTCTTTTGATCGCGGGCGAAGAGATCGCCTGCGCATTCAAAACGATCCGCGACCAGCTTATCTTCACCAACAAGCGCATTATTTCCGTTGACGTGCAGGGCATCACCGGAAAGCGGAAATCGTTCAGCTCCATGCCCTTTTCCAAGGTGCAGTTCTTCGCTATCCAGACACCCGGCCTTGTTGAGCTGATTCCCGACAGTGAGCTTGTCCTGACGTTCTCCAATGGCTTTACCGCCAAATTTGAGTTCAAAGGCGATACCGACATCGGGAAGATCGGCCGCATGATCTCGGAATACGTCCTCAAATAATGCCTATCCCTCCGCCGCCCCGTCAGGGGCGGCTTTTTTTATCGTCAGCCCGCACCGCGCGACCACATCGGCGGTGATTTCTTCGCACGTTCTGTTGTCCTGCTTCTTCGGCTCAATAATGTCCACGTATCGCGCCTTGATGTAGTTCCCGCCCGCGTATCGCGCCGTGTTTTCGGCCACAATGCGCAGCGCGTCCGTCACATAAATGCGGTATGCTTCGCTTCTTGCTCTCTCATTGAGCCGCGCCGTGCAGTATCGCAGGAACGGCTTTACTCGCCTTTGCCCTCGGTATTCTCCTGCGCAGAGCCAGAGGAGTTCTCGCTCTGCGCCGAGAGAAAAAGCGCGCCGAATGCCTCGTCGGCCAAAAGCTCCGCCGCGTCGCGCATCAGTTTGACGAGGTTAAGAGCGCCCTTGTAAGCGTCCGTGCTCACGCCCTCGATAGCCGCAAGAATAGAAATGATATCGTCCTTGTGACCCTTGAGCAGCGCAGGGAGCGCTTTTCGCGCCCTCTGCGTCGCAAACTGCTTCACCGTCATGCCCTCCGGCAGCTTTTCCCGTCGGAACATTGCGGAAGCCTGTTCGTCCTCCGCAATGTTAGCAATCGGGTCGATGATATCTGCGATGACGTCAAAGACGCGCTCGCCCTGAATGTCGGAAAGTCTCATTTACGCCTCCGCCGTACCGGCCTTGATATAAATTTCGAACGGCACCTTGCCCTGCGCGCTCATGGAATAGTGCGCCGTATACTCAAAGGCAAACTGGCCCTTTGCCTTGTCGCTGGTCTGCAGCTGGAAGCCGCCGGTGGACAGCGCGTTCATCATGTGGATGGCGATGAAGCCGCCGTTTTTCTCACCGTTCTTGTCGGAGTAATCGCCTACCAGCCAGATATCCGCGAAATCCTTTTCAAGCACATCGTTTCTCGGCGTTACTTTCGTGGTGTCGCTGCTGTCAATGTCCGCAGCGCCGCACAGGCTTTTTGCAACGGCGGTATCGGCGCTGACAAACGTACCGCTCGCCTTTGCCTCCCACGAATCGAGCTTTTTCAGTTCCTTCGTGTTCTTGGGGCAGTTGTCAATGTCCTCGCCATAGTCCGAGTATTCCGGAGTCGCCGAGAAGTTGACGCCGCCGGTCGTCGCGCCGATCTGCCCCGCCTCGCCGATGGTGCCAGTTGCAGGCGTGAAGTCGGTCGTCAAAACACCGGCGTTGATTTGCAATTTCTGAAATGTATCAACAGGAATTTTGGTAAATTTCATGTCGTTGTCCTTTCATCAGTTTTGCGACAGGTATTCAACGGTAAGATTGAGATACCGCCGCTTGATGTTCTTGTCGCTTTCGTCTGCGATGTTCTGGCACCACGGGGAGCCGCGCTTGATCCACATCGCGCCGCCGTCGTACGGCACAAGCACGCCGCCCATACCGATGGCGTCGCTGATTTCCTGTGCCTTTGCGTTAGGTGTCGCTTCGCTCTCGGTGTAATACCAGAGATTCACCGTCAGCGCGATTTCGCCGCTCTCCCATGATCCTGTGATCAGCTCATAGGTCAGCCACGGGAACACCGCATCTTCCGGCACGTTGGAGGTTGGGTATGCCGGGAGGAATTGGGAAAACCACGCATGGAGCGCCTTGTCTTTTGTCATTTTGGCAACTCCTTTCGCTCTGCGGTGAAGAATTTCAGTGCCTTAATGGTTGCGCCCGCAGACCTCGGCGCGGCCTTTTCCTCGGGGTTCGAGGTCACGCGATAGGTGTTGCCGGTGGACGTGTCGCGGAAATAGTCGTTGTACTCGATGGGAACGGTCTTGTTGACCAGCGCGGAATACACCGACGTCACACCCTCCTTTTCCGCCCTGCGGGCCTCCATCGATGTATCAAGCGCCTGATAGTTGAGAAATTCCGCGCCCTCGGCCCACACGACGATGTAGCCACCTGCGCCGTCCGGCGTTCGCGTCTTCTCCATCAGCACGCATTTACTTGCGAAATCGTCAAGTAAACTCACGGTTCCACCCCCTTGAGCTTTCGCCAGTCGTTTAACCGGCCTCTAAAAGCGTCCTGCCAGCCGTTTAACGTGCCGCTGTCGTTTCCTGCGCTGCGTTTGGCGTAAGAATAGCCCCCGAAGCTCTCGCTTTGATACGGGCTTGCAACGGCCTCCCCGTTCTTTTCCTGCCACGCGGCGATATCTTCGGCAAGTGCAACCACAGCCTTTGGCACCGCCAGCGCCCACACCGTCCCGGTAAAGGTTTCATCCGTAAGGTCGGTCGCCGGGTACTGGTGCAGTCCATCGTTAAATACGGAACCGCAGATGCGGAAATATTGATTGGTCAGGAGAAAGGGCAGCGCAATGCTGCCATTCTCCACGGTGAACGTGCCCTCGTGAATCTCCACAAGGAACCAGTTGTTCAAGTGCCGTAAGACCTGTTCAAGCATTACGCCGCCCTCCTATTACTTCTTGAACTTTGCCAGCACGACCTTGGCTTCGTTGGTCAGAGCCGCAACGTAAAACTCGTCAGCGGTGATCTCGGTGGAGCGGTTACGCGGCTTGCGCTCGGTTTCCACGTTGATGCTGCGTTTGCGATAGATGGTCAGGGCAGGCACATCGTCCTCGGTTTCGCTGTCCTCGTTCAGCTTGACGATGGGGCAAGCGTAGTAGGCAGCAGCAGCAGCCTTGACCTTATCACCGACAACCAGAGCAGCAGCGCAATGGGGCTGGATGGTCGCCAGATGCTTTTTGGTGGCGGTTTCGGTGGTCGTATCAGCGACGATCTCAATGGTGCCGGTGCTGTTGTCCTTTTCATACTCGATGGACGGCACCTTGCGGCTTGCTACAACGCGGGTGTTTGCGATCTTGCCGATCTCACCGGACAGCATCACGCCTGCCTGATACTTGTCGGCGCTGATAAAATCAGCATCCTTGCGCAGGGTCGCCATCTGCTTGGGGTTGATGAACATGACCTTGTCGCTGTTGATCTCCTCGTTGAAAACGTCGATGGCATCCACAATAGCGTTGTAGCCGATGGCTGCCGCGCTGCCGTCATAAGTCAGCGTTGCGCCCTGCAAGGCATCCATGCAGTCATTGTCGATTTTGGCAGCGATGGACAGCGCCAGCTGCGCGTTGGCTTCGCCCACGGGGTTGCCGTAGCCGGACAGAACAGCCTCATCGGTAAGACCGACACCCTTCATTGCCTTTTTGATCTTGTACTGCTTGTCCTTGGTGCTCATCTTGTCGATGTCAACATCCACGCCTTCAGCGACATCCTCAGCGTCGCCGATGTACCCATAGGACGGCACGGTAATTGTGTCGCCGGGAACGCCGGAAAGGGTATCATCCACCTTTGCGAAAGGTGCTACGCGGATTTTGTCGGGGATTTTAGCGGAAATCATATCAGCCATAACTTCCGGGTCGATCAGGTCTGCTAGTTTAGTCAGAATCGTATCTGCCATAGTTTTTAATCTCCTTTGTTGTCAGTTTTTCGTCAGCTCCGAATACTGTTCGGGGCTTTCCTTCTTGAGCTTCAGTCGGTCGGCATAGCCCATTTTCTTAAAGGCTTCTGCCGTGACCCCGCTGCCGCCGGTATTCGCCGGGGGAGTGGCGGGATTCGCGCCCTTTGTCTGCGTGGTGGAGACAAGTCCCTTGTAGGTGCCGTCTACGAGTGCATCAAGGCTCTTGGTGTCCTTGATCTTCTCGCCGTCCAGCTCCAATGCGGCCATTTCCTCGCCGCAGCCGCGCATAGCAAGGTCGAGATTCGCGCCGGTGATGTTTTTGCTCTCAAAGTAAGCCCGGACGGCCTTTTCCTTCGCCGCCTTGCTTTCCTTTGCCGTCACGGTAGACTTGTAAGTTTCAAAATCCGAGTGTTCCTTCTCGTACTTCTCCTTATAGCCGCCGTCACCCGCTGCCTTGAGGTCGTCCAATTCCTTCTGAACGCTGGGCAGCTTATCCGCGTCCGCCTTGTACTTCGTGAGATCGTCCTTGAGGGGGTCGACCACGCCCAGATGCAGCGCAACCAAGCGATTTTCGATCTCTTCGGTGCAAGCGTCGCCGAGAATATTCCTGATTTCCGCTCTCGTAAATTTCGCCATGTTATTCGTTCTCCTTTTCCTTGGCCCCAATTCTTCGGGGGCGAACGTTGTATAAAAACCGCTGTACCTCGCGGGTTTTACCTAAAACAAAAGAGCCAACCAACGAGAAAAACTCGGTAGCTGGCTCCTATTGCCCTTTCCCGCGCCCAATTACGCGGAAGCTGTGTATTTGATTGTTTTCTTGACCTCTAAGACGATGTACCCGTCGCCTTTTCGTCGTATTTCAGCATCGTTGCCGCGCTTGATAATGGCTTCAATGGCCTTGATGGTTTCATTATCCATTTTTCAGCTCGCTTTCCAGAATGTCCCGATACTGTGCGGCGTGGTCGGCGGCAGCGGGCTTCAAAAACGGCTGTGCCTTGTTGCCGCGCGTGTAATGCCAATTGCCCTTTGCGTCTTGATACACCCACGGTGTAGGCCGTCCTCCGCCGCCTTCGGCGTAAATGCCCGTGCCTAATTCAACGTACCCGCCGTACTCGGAATCAGTGCCGATGATAGCCGCCGGTTCCTGCTCGTCTACTACATGGGTAATGCTGTTCCGCAGGTTGCCGGTGTCAACGGGGCACAGCTTTTTTGCGTAGCCCTCCGCTACCATCCCAATCTTTTCAAGCCCGCGCAACAGCGCCGCCTTGATTTCAGCAGAAACCTCCGCGCTGTGATCTTGGATTGTAACGCTCATCGCTCACCCCATGTTTCAGCAATAAGCGTACCATCCTCCTTGCACTCTCTGATAACCATTCGATTGTTATCGATATAGCAGATTTCCGAATAATCGCCACCGGACGGTGTTTTCCCGTAAACACGCTCTTTAACAAGTTTTCCATTGTCATCATAAAACTTTTTTGTTTTCATAAGCGCTCACCGCCTTACCTTAAGAAAATATCAATGATTTTCGCTCTGTTCGGAAACATCTTTCTGAATACGTCCGGATTTTTAACAAATTCGGCCACGCTTTCCGCAAAATCCTCAGAATTGGCGTTTTCTCCGTAGACTGTAACCGATTTTTGACCGGATACCTTCTTATCTTCAGCCATTGCATCCGTCCACCATGTGTACTCTGAGAAGCGTGTGCCATTTACGCTATTGTCCGTGTCAACTTTATGCCCGATTTCATGGCAATACGTTCGCACAACATAATCGTCGTTATGCGGATGATCATAACGCCAAAAATTGATGTCATCCCCGCCCGTAGCATAACTGCCTCGGAATTTCTTGTATCGCTTTCTCCAGTATTTGTCTTGCGGATTATGAACATCTTGGAATATGATTTGTTTTTGCCCCATATCCCGTAATTTTTCTGGAACCTTACTCCAAAGCTCAACCGCTTTCTCTGGGGTCATCGTCTGGTGCGCTTTGTTGTAACTCACTGGAAATACAAACTCTGTTCCGTCTGGAGTTTTATAAACCGTGGCATTTGCGGATTTTCTCGTCCCGTTTTCCGTTCCATCACTAAAATCATATTTCCGCGTCTCCGTGGTGCAATCCGAAATAGTGATTGGCAACGGCTTGCTTTCTTCTATTATAGCAGATTTTGCCGCACTTGCAACTTGCTTTGTATCCTTTTTCCATCCAGCCCATTCAGCATAGGACATATTAGAAACGACCTCTGTTTGCCCCGTATCGGCGTTTTTGGCGCGTCTCTGCGCCGATGAGGTATCTACGCCCTCCACGGCGGCAATCAGCGTACAGCGGCAGTTATATATCTCCCACGGTGGCCCTTGTGGGTCGCCGGGAAAGCGACACCCGTTAGAAAACTTCTTGTCCTGCGCCACTTGTTCGCCGTCAAGCATGGCATGAGAGTGGCGTGTACGCGCGTCCAGCGTAGCCAGCCAACATTTTTTGAGCTTAATCCCCATCTTCTCCGCCGCCGCATAGCTATCCATGCGTCCGGCGTTCTGCGCGCCGGTCACGGCAGTTCTGGCCGTGCGAATTGCGCTGTCTCGGCTCATGGTGGTGATCCGCTTTTGCAGGTCATCCGCCATGTGCTTGATGCTCTTCCCCTGCAAGATAGAGCTGGTGACGCTTGCCGTGATCTGCTTCTTGCCATACGAGAGGTCGATACCGCGATTTAAGGCGCGTTTCGGCGGATAATATGGCATTAAATCCGGTTGCTCTACCATGAGACGCTTGACCGTCTGCTCATCCCACAGGTCAAAGCCGACGTTGCCCGCGACCTGCTCGATGGTGTAGGCCGAATAGTTGCGGTTGAGAGAGTAAATACCGGGTGTTGCATCGTTGGTATAGGACACCGCCACGGCGTTTGCGTCGGTCACGCGATGAGCTACTTTGTCCCGCATAGCCTGATAGCGTTCCCCGCGCCCAATCTGGTTCAGCCGCCATTGCTTATAGTCGGCCTCCGTCCATTCCTTACCGTTCTGCACGGTGCCGATCAGCGCCTTCATTTCCTCGTCGCGCTTTTTGAATTGCTCAAAATATGCGTCGATGGTCGCTTGCAGCTCTTCCCCAGCCTCACGGTACAGCCTTGCAATACGCCGTTCCAGCTTTGCAAGCTCCTTGTCGGTCAGTTGATGCCCAAGATCACTGGTCGCCATCGCCGCTCACCTCCGGCGCATCCGGTTCCGCAAAGCTTCGGTCAATCTCTTCTGCCGCTTTCCGCTTCATCATGTCCTCGTACTGGTCTCCATCGCCGTTGATATCAAGTGCCTTTTTCGTCATGTACTCATCATCGAAATACGGGGCGAGCATAGAAATCGTCTGTGCGTTTTCCAGAGCGTTAATATCTCTGTTTCGCGTAAAAGTCGGCTTGTCATCAATTCCGGCGATTTTGAAAAGGCCAGTCACAAAGTCAATGACCTGTTCCTCGAAATAGTCGGTATCGAGATCGAGGTCTGCATAACGTGCCTTGATTGCCGTTGCGGTTTGGCTACCCGCCGCAATCTCCTTTGTGTTCAAGCACATGAAGTCGGAATACAGCTTTTCTTCCAGCATTTCGATAGTGGCTTTTGTCCCTTCGTAAGGGGCTTCAATCGTATGAGCATCAGCCCTTGCACCGTCATCGCCGTTGGCGTGAGCAACGTGCGTGGTTTTCAGTCGCTCGATAAATCGGGCATCGTCCAAATCGTCCATTCCGGCACAGTTGGAAAGCACCCAATAAATCAGATTCCCCTCATCCACATTGTTGACCATATTAGAGGCCGCAAGGTCGAGCGCGTCAATGGTGTTTTTCCGCCCAACAAGCTCGGAAAGCTTCTCTTCATCGTTTTTAAGAGGAATAATCGGAAATCCCGGATAATTCCCACCATCGAAAATTTCGGTTTCACCGACATCTGCCTTTCGCTCGATTAGCTTATAGCTACGTTTTGGTTGCATAACGACCATATCTTCGCCGCTTGGCTGGAAATACTCGGTAAAGCCGTCCATTTCGTACAGCGTCGCTCTCAACGGCTTATCCTGTGCAACTTGCCAAAAGCGGATACCGGCTTTCAGCGCGCCGTCTTCTTCATCCAGCAGAGGTGCAAATTCAAGGATAGAGAAAATATGGATATCCTCTAAATCCCAGAATCCGTAAGATACGCCGCCGATTTTTGCGTATCGCGCAGCTTTCGTTAGCTTTTGGTCGAAGTCCACCGGCAAGGCATTCTTCGTTTCTTCTTTCGAAAATGTCGCTCCGTTTGCCAGAAGATACGATACTTTCTGCGTAACTGCCATTCGGAAGAACGAGCTGGACAGCTTATGATTCGCCGCCCAAATGTCTACATGTGCGCGCCCCTGCATGTCATACAGCAGTTTTTGATAGTGATTGATCGTCGGGTTTTCTCTGTTGAAATATAACCGCGCTTCGCTTGCGATTCTGTACTCTTTTGATTCTTTGTGGTCATTGATCGCGCTGCGGATAAACTCAATGCGCGCCTGCTCGTTTTCACCGGCCGCCACAAGGTCATTATATGTTTTGATAGCCGCTCACCGTCCTATCTGTTCCAAAGTGGTGTATACTCGCGCCGATACGCCTTGTTCTTCAGGACCGTATAAGCAAAATACCGCGTCTCGTCCATTGCGTGATCGTTTTCCTTGATTGGCCTGTCATCTGTGGATTTTTCGTCCCACCGATACAGTCCAAACTCTCGAATGCAGTCTTTGCAGCCGCGATGCACCTTGAGAATGCCGTCCTGCAAAAATCGCGCCGTAGTCATAATGCCGTTGGTTACGTCATTGTTGGCCTTTCGCACCATATAACCGCGTCGCCGCAAAACCTCGATAAACGAGGCGGCAGACGGGTCAACGATGATGCTTTTGACATCCGCCTCGCCGATGAGCTTTTTGATCTCGTCAGCGTATTCCTCGTCCGTCTTGTTCTTCTGGTTCTCGCGCCCGGAATAGTAATACTCGCGGATGCGCGTTGCCGTCTTGCCGTCCCAGCGCCACAGCCCTGCGGAAAACGGGTTAAGTGTTCCATAGTCGCAGGACACATAGTATTCTCCCTTTTCCGGCAGCTCGTCCACAATGCAGCTCTCGTTAAACATGGGATAGATCAGCCCCTCGGCCACCACCCACAAGCCGCGAATGTATCGGTCGTAGAACACGCCGCTATACATGGCCTTTGTTCTCTCGATCATCTGCGGTGTGAGAATTGGGTTATCTTCCAGCAGGAAGTGAATGTGCTGCGTATTCTCCCGTTCGTTTTCAATCCACTCTTTGTAAAACCAATGCTGCGGTGATTCGGGGTTGCAGTTAAAAAAATACTTCGGATGCTCAAACGAAATCGCACGGGAAAGCGCTTGCTCCACAAACGAACGCGGCATAAGTGCCACTTCATCGAATAGGACCCCGGCAAGCGTGATGCCTTGTATGAGCATATACGAGCTTTCATCTTTGCCGCCGAATAGGTAAAACCAATTTTTTCTGTCCCCACACCGAACGGTTAAAATTCTCGTGGAAACCTTGTAATGCATGGACAGCGCAACACCCAGCCCGTCAATTTCCATCAACGGTTTTAAGATATTTCGCTCTGCCGCCTGCACCGTCTTTCCGCAAATAGCGAAATTTGTGCGGTCGTAGTTCTGCATCGCCCACAGCACAAATGCCATCGACATGACCGTCGTCTTTCCGGAACGGACGGAGCCGTCACAAATCAGCGCCATATCATCGGAGCTGATAAACTCCATTATTTTGCGCTGCTTTGCGGATAGCGTTTTAATTTGCATTGTTCTCGCCCTTTAACGCAGTGAGCAAAGCGGCCAACGCCGCAGGGTCTCCGCTTTTTTCGTTCTCGGAGTTCCACCCAAAATTGCAGCCAAGCGAGAATTTCGCGCCGTTCGCACCGTCTTTGTCGTAGAGCCGAGATTCGGCGTATTCTTCACAGCGGGACTTCGCGCGCGTAACCGTGTCCGCAAACTCTGGTCTTGCTTGATAATCCAGCAATGCTTGTCTTCCTGTGAAACCAAGCGCCAATGCAAGCCCTGTGATTGTCGGCGGCTTTTCATCTAAAATAATCGGCCTTCCGTATTTATCTGTGGCAACATCGCCGTCAATCATAAGCGGTGTTCCTTTGCAGCTCTCAAAGTAAGCGTCAATAGCTTCCTGCATTGCCTTTACGCTTTTCCATTTTCTTGGCGCTCCGCCAGCCATGCGCTCACTCCCTTTCGTTTTGCTACCAGCCCCCGCCCCTTGGCCTTACATAGCAGACTTTACCCGCTTCGAAGGGCACTCTACACTGAATGGCTCTTCCAACTAAGCCACGGTGCACTTTGGTCGTCTTTCCCGCTTAGATTATCACATCACCGATTGCTGCTTTACAAGCGCAGCACCATTACGCTGAGGCGTTTCCCTCCCACGGTGCAGTTTTCAGCGAGCGTTGTCATTTCCATGTGAGCCATGACGACAGCGGTCTCACATTGTCCGGGCGCTACCCGGCCTCTGGTGCAGACGGCAGGATTTGAACCTGCATCCCCCTCCTGGCGCGGTGCTCTGCCGATTGAGCTACGTCTGCGTATGTCCCCGCTTGGCCACATCGTCGAGAGGTGCGCGGGGTTCTGTGCCGCATGAGAGGTGCGACCTCTCGGCCCTGATCGTGGGCTGCATCGTGCGTGCGGCATATCGCGGGGGCGGGTGAAAAGATGAAAAGCACCGCGCCCCGCTATGGCGCAGGAGGTAAACGCCATAAATGAGAGGACCGCAAAGGCTTTTACACCTCTGCGATCCTATTATCTCATAAGCAAATGGCTTTTTAAGGCCAACTTTTAATCATCGAGCAGCCCGTAGTTCCGCGCGACGCACTTGATAAAATCGGTATGCCAGCGTCTCGCCGTCCGGTCGGAACAGTTGACCGCCATCGCTGCGCCTTCAAGCGTGTGGGTCTTTTCCCAGAACACGAGGCGGATAAATTTCAATCGCTCTTCGCCGTCTTGCATTGACTTTGTTTCGCTCACCGCTTTTCGCACAGCGTCGTTTTCTAACCAAGACACTCCATGCAGCTCCTGCTCTCGGTCGGGGGCATAGCGGCGGATAATGGCTTTTACATAGCCCCACCAGCTGTAACGAGGTTTACTCATGGCGCGCCACCTTTCTCTTCACCCACGCCCACAGGTTTTTCCACGGGTGGCCTTCTGCGTAATTTGCGCGCTGCTCAGCATTGCTCCATTTCTGGTGCATATAATCGCGTTCTTCTTCAACATGCCGGCAGCCAACCGTCACTCTCGATACTTCTGCATTCGCCCGCCCAAGTGCTGCCTCGGCGTATCTTGCCTTCTCGCGCAGAATATCATTGTCCGCTTTCAGGTTCGCGATCTCGTTTGCCTTGTTGATGGCCTCGCCGTTCATTTGGCTGATCTGCTCAATCAGAGCGGCGTTCTTTCGCTGCATCGCCGCCTTTAAGTTTGCATACTCGGCAAGCAGATCGTTCTTCGCGTCAATGCAGTTTTTCAGCTCGACGACTTCCTTTTCAAGCGCCGCAGACTTCTCCTGCGCGTCTTCCACCATCTTCGCCATCTGGTCTTTGGTGTACTTCTTCACATTGATGCTCATAATTTGGCTCCTTTCATTCGTAGCTGTTCTTCCCGCCCCCGGTCGCTCACGATGCTCACGACCTTCACGTCGCCGTAGCGCTCAATGTCCATGGCGATGCGCTCCTTGATGCCCTGCGCGTCAGCGGCGGGGACGTTGGCTTTAATCGTGATTGTCAGCATTTGCGCCCTCCTTTCCGTCCATCTTCGCGCCGCATGCAGGACAGTAATTGGTAAATTTAGCGATCAGGTTATATCCCCGTTTGCACTCTGGGCAGATAATAATTCCACTCTCATCTTCAATCCACTGTGCATGCACCACCGGCGCAACGTCAGCGGCGGGGATATCCGAGATGGATTGCAAGTTTTTTGCGCTGCACCCGTCCTGCATTAGTTTCATAAGTGCCGCTTCGCGGTCAATGTATTCCGACATTGTCAGCCCTCCTGTTCCATGCCTCAATCACCTTTTCTACAGCGTTACTGCTGTATTCCACGGAGTCCTCCGGCATGTAGCCGCGGTAGCCGTTGTGTGTACACGCCCACTCGGCGGATTCTCCGCAAACATACCTCAGCTTACAGCTATGGCATTTACTCAATGGACGCACCTCCATCCATTTTCGCGCCACAGTTGGGGCAGTAGTTAGATTTTACGGCGGTTCCCCGTCCACAGAGACCGCATCTGTAAGTGGTACGCGTAACCGCTACCGCACCAGACGACGTCCACCTCCAATAAGATGATGGCCCTTTTTCCCACAGGCCATGCACCACCGGCACAACGTCGGCGCTTGGTATATTTCCTAAAGCATCAATAATCTCATCCCAAGCGTCATACTTCTCCCTGTCTGAGCCATACACATAACCTCTGCCATATCGTCCGACAGGGCAAAGCTCCTTTTGCTTTTCTTCAATTATCGCAATTGCCGCTTCTCGCTTGATGTGTTCATCCATTGTCAGCACCTCCAAATTCCGCTTCGTATTGCTCCGGCGTGATAACCGTGATGTCCTTTGAAGAGTAGCCCAAGGCGGATAAGCACATCAACTCCGCCAACTTCTCCTTGTTGATGGATGCCGCAGCGTCCTCATAGGATACGCCGGGTTTTGCCTCAAAGCGGATTTGAGCGCCAAACGCCCCAGCCACGCTAAAGCAGATTTTGTATTCAGCCATTGTCCTCCACTTTCCTTTCCTGCGTCTCAAAGTAAAACTCAATCGGTTTTTCAGCCTCGATGACATTGCCGTAAACCACGCCGACCTTGTAGATGTAGTTGTCGCGCAGTTTGCAAGGGATTTCTTCAATGTACCGTCTAAATGTTTCAAGCGAATTTGCACGCTTGTAGTGGTTGCACATCCGGCAGGCTGGCATGAGGTTGGCAAGGTCATCTGTTCCAGCGTCCTCAATCCCCCATGCCCTTAATGGTTGAAAATGATCTACCTGCATATCCTTGTAAGCGATTTCGCGCCCACAATACGCACAGTGGCCGTTATATTTTCGATAGACCGCTTCGCGCTTTGATTTGCTAATTACCATCCTTCATCGCCTCCAATGCTTTCTCCGCCCCCTCGTAGGTGAGGAATACGGTCTTGCCGAATGATATAGGGTTGACCCCATACTGTTCTCTTAATCCTCCTACTGTAGCAAATACAATGGTCGTAGCGTGGCTTCCAATGTTCACAAATTCTATCACGCATTTGCGTGGGTGCCGCATCCCGCCAAGATTCGCCCACACCGTATCTCCCACTTTACACGGCAGCGCCACCACACGCCCGTCCCTGTCGGCTTCGGCCAGCTCGCGCAGGCGGGCAACGCCCTCCTGCTCCGCATCACGCATTACGATGTACCGTCCTTCCGCGTCTGCTCGCGCAAATTCGGCACAGCGTTCCGGCGTCAGCCCCGTCGCCTTGTAGGCGCGCAGGTCCTCTCGATTCCTCCGGTAGTCCTCAATGAGCTGCTGCACCACGAATCGCTGCGTCATCGGCCATGCCGCGATCTGCTCTTGCAGCTTTTTCAATGCCTCGTCCGAAACCATCACTCCACCTCCTGCATCCAGAACTCGCGGAGGCAGTCAGAACACGCGCGTTTCATAGTTGAGCAGTTACCTCGGGCATTCCTGTGCGACGCAGAAATCAAGCAGGGATATATTTGCAACACACCATCATCTCCGATGCGTGCCTCCGGGTACTGCTCCAGCAACGCGCTCTGACGTGTCTTGCGTGGATTCATTTTTGCCCATTCTTCAACCTCGGCCACAACTTCCTCCGGTGAATCCGTCTCTCTGCCAACGCAGGGATAAATAAAACGGTTCTTCATCGCTCCCTTTTCATCCATGCGTCTCAACTGCTTAACAAATTCAATAGCGTCCATACTTACCTCCCTAAAATTTAAAGCGCTCTCTGAGCTTATTCCCATTGGTATCCGCCTCTGCCGTAAAGTAGCGGTGCACCTCGTTGATGTAGACGACGCGCCCGTGCGCAGTCGTCTCTTTCGTGGTTACGCTCATAATGCCGGTACTTCCCTCAAAAGCGGCAGGCTTCCAGCTAAATGGATCTCCGATGTTCATGCGTCCTCCCTAATGTCTCCGCCCCATTGCTCCGCCATAGCCTGGGCGACGCCGGGGAAGGTCTTTGCGCGGGTCTTTGCATCCCTATGTGACGACAACGTATATCCAGACTTGATCCGTCCGGTACACCCGTCACGCCCCGATGTGCTCCCGACCCACAGCCCCTTTGGCTCAACCATGTTGGTCTCGACCAAATCAGGCAAGCCGCGCAACCGGAGGCATGTCCGCTTTTTCCACGGATCGCCGAACATGTAGGGCTCTATGATTTGGCTATACTTTGGCAGCTTGAACCATCGTAGCGGGGCTGGGTTTTCTACTGCGATTCTTTCGATCCCGCAAGACAACATACTCAAGAAAAATCGTCTCGCTTCCCAACCCTTTTGCTCTCTGCCATAGTCTTTGATGGTATGATCTGAGTTGAACAGCCGGACGGCGCTGCTTGCTGTCAGATAAGTGCACGGCGGGTGCGCGATCAGCAGATCCCACATGCCGACGTCATGCGTCTCCCCGTCCATGGTAGTCACTTGCCCTCCATCGATAGCTTTGAGCGCATCGACCAGAATATGCCACTCAGGGTGTCCGCCGGACGGCTCCTGAATGTCACAGGAATATGCCTCATGCCCCAATGCCCGGAATGCCTTGCAGACTTCTTGCGATTCCTCGCAGGCAACTAAAACCTTCATCTTAATACCTCACTCCGATATAATCCAGAACCCGACCGTATCCGAGCCCCTTTTCATTGGGCTTCCATAGCCCATCCGTGTCCCATTCCCCGCCGCCGATGCAAAACTCATAGTGCTTCGGATGCGTGCGCTTCATGCGCTCGAAGCGGTTTTCGCCCTTTTCAAGGTGCGCCCCGAAACCGCAGAACATGCATCCCGTGCGTTGGCAACCCGTGCAATGCAGCTTGCAGTCGATCAGCGTTCCCGTATAGTCGTTCTCGCCGTCGCTGGCTGCGATATCGCCGTAGACACTTGCGATAGGTAACTCTCGGTTTACGATGAATCTCAGCACGTCCTGATCTGTCCAGAAGCTCATAGGCTTGCTCATGGGGCGCTTGCCGTCAAAGGCGTTGCAGCCCGTGCGCTTCCACTCTTTTTCGCGCTGCTGGCTCTCGCTCGCCATCATCGCGGTAAATGGCACACATCTGCTCGTAGCTTCGTATCGCTTGGCGGGCGCTTTTTTCATCACGTCGCAGCATTGCTCGCTAATGCGGAACGGCGCATCCTTGAGATAATGCCACTTGTCCGCCAGTTTCATCGTCGAACAGTAAACGCCCTCCCGGTTGTATCCGGTCAGATACAGATTGACCGTTGCATCGTTTTGCCCGTGCGCGTTTTGCAAATCGCGGATAAAGCGCGCCTGTTTTTTGCCGATGACGGGATAACCGTACTTTGTCAACACCTGCCGGATATTCATCTTCGGCCTCAGCCGCACAAGCTGCACGTCGATCCGTGTGAACTGCCTTTGCAGCCACGCCACATAATCGTTGGCAAAGTGCTGGATTTCTGGATACTCAAGCCCCGTGTTGACAAATACCAGCGTCAGCTCCCACGGCGGCACCCTGAAGCTCGACAGGTAACGCGCCGCCAAGTATGCCAGTACCGTGCTATCCTTACCACCGGAAAATGACACATAGCACTTTCCATTCCATGCGGTGTACCACTGGTCGAGCTTTTCGTAAGTTAGGATTTCTTTGTCTTCCAAATCGAGGGCTAAAAGCTGTTTCGCCGCCTCTTTCGGAATTGGCTGATTCCCATACCCGTTCATGTCAATTTCTCCGGCCGCATCAGCGGCTTAAATACCGTCTGCACACCCTGCATCTGCGGCGTCAGCCACACGCACCACATGACATCCATGAGCGGGCTTGCGCCCTTTTTACCGTCTCGCTCCTTGAAGAGGAAGTCCGGCCGCCACGTCAGCGGCAGCACGTAGCTCGGCGGAATCTCGCGGAAGAGCTGTGCCCGCTTCGCCGCGTGCCAATACTGTGCCTTGAGCAACATCGCAAACGGCTTGCCGATCTCCGCCGCGTGGCGAATAAACTCGTCCGCCAGCGAAAACGGCGGATTCGTGATAATCCAATCAGCCGCAGGCGCGTTTCCCGGCTGTCGAGTGGTCAGGAAGTCTATCCCATCGCGGATATCCGTGCCGTAGACAGCCATCCCGCAGTCCGCCAGCGCTCGCACCATATCCCCTTGCCCACGGGCCGGTTCCCATATATCCGTCCCCGCTGGCAGCTTGAGAAAGCGCATCAGCGCCACCGTCACCTCCGGCGGCGTCGGGTATAAGTCAAACGCTTTGCGTGCCTTCGCTCCGTTCCCGCCCATGATCTGGCTCGCCTGAATGCTATTCATGCGCGCACCTCCCCGTAGATCAGTACGTCAAGCGACACGCCCAACGCTTCGGCGATGTACAGATACGTCGGCATTTTCGCGTACCACAGTCCGGTTTCGAGGTTATGTATCGTGGTCAGCCCGACGCCCGCCTTGTCGGCAAGCTGCTGCAAGGTCATCCCGCGCAGCTTACGCCATGCCAAAATACGCTTGCCGATTTCTTGCTCAGTCGGAACGCCCTTCGGTGCTCCGCTCTCGAGCAGTAACGCGCTTACGGGTACGCCGAATACCCTCTCCAACTTCCCAAGCGATTCTAACTTCGGGTAACGCCGTCCCGTTTCCCACCAAGCAACGGTGCTTTGCGGCGCGTCAATATCCGCCGCAAAAGACAACTGTGAAAGGCCTTTCTTCTTGCGCAAATCGCGGATGCGATGGCCTAATTCCATTTCTGTGATCATCTTTTCTTGCTCCCTTTTATTTTTTCAAGTTCTGCATGCGCCGCGTTTTGAACTGGCGCGCTCCCAAATAATCGTCTTTTGCCTGCGTCTGCCGCTTCTCTTCGGCCTTCGCCGCCCGGACCTTCGCAATATCCTCCGCATAATACGGGCAATGGTCCTGGCAGCCGGGATAGCGCACGGGTGGCAGGCAGAAGTGGCAGTGCTCAAAGCTCATGGTTGACCTCTACGCTGCTGATCGTCACCGCCGTAAACGGCTCACCGTCCGTGTAAAACTTCCTCCCGCAAACACTAAACACGGCAGAATCGTCCTTGTAGGCGTAACCGTTAAGCGCGTCCAAAACCGCCTTGATGATGTTATCAATATCGCCACGCTTGAGGTACGGGGTTAAATGTAGCTTTTGCCTTTTGCTCTTCGCCGTGCCGGATGGGATGGAGTAATAAGCATTGACCATCACGTCAAGAGCTTCTCCATCCTCAAACGGCTTTTCCCCGCACTTGAGCCATGCCGCGCGAATTTCTCCCTCGAAAATCTGCGTGCTTTTTGGGGTGTATGTCCCATGCCGCGTAACACGCGGTCTGCCCTTCGGCACGGGTCTTCCATCCACGGTAAATAAAACTACTCGCTCCATGCGTCACCCTCCCATTTCGGCGGCAGCCGCTTCCCACGTCAGCCCGTGTTCTCTCGCATAACGCGATACACTCGGCATGAATTCCTCCTGTTCGGCTATCCTCTCGATGTATGGCTTCATCCACGCTACCGAGACGCGCGGGGAAACTGCGCCCCTGATTTTTGCCAGCACTTGGCCGACTTTCGGGGGAAATCCCTTCGCATCCTCGGCAATCAGCGCATTCACCGCGTCCATCGCCTCGGCAGGGTCTTCACTGCCCAGCATGTCCGACCAGAGGGAAACCAGCTCTTCGGCTTCTGCGCGGGTCATCTTGGCATAGGCCTGCGGATAAGCCTGTTTTAACCGCCCTAAAAGGCCAAGTACGTCAGCTCTTTCCACGGTTCTTTTCCTCCTCCAGCATCTCGGCGAATACATCGCCGCCGACAAACGGCCTATTCTGCGGTGCTTTGCCGCCCTTGTTCTGCTCTTCGGCGAGCCAATTAGTAATGAAACGCTTAACCCCCCCGCGCGTCTTTCGCTTGGTAGGGTTTGCATCGCACCACCCCGCCATGTGTCTGAGCTGTTGTAGAACGTCAACGTTCGGATAGAGCTGCGACCATTTGGCCCTGTCGTTCTCCGACACGTCGAAAAAAGTCCCGTCATTCAGCGGCAAAGAAATCACCGGCGGCGCGTCAGCCGCTTGCGGCTCAGCGCAATATTCTCCCTTGCTATCGTTAGATAGCTGGATATTGGTTTCGGTATTGGTATCGGTATTGGTTTCGGTATTGCCATTTTTGCCATTGGCAGGCATGGCTTTGCTATTTTTGCCATTAGCAAAAATGCGTTTGCCATTTTGCCATCTTGCGGCAGCCCCAGCCTTGCCAGCTTCGCTCCTCGTTGTAGCAATATCGTCATAGCTTGCCTTAAAGCGGTCTTCCTGCGCCATCATGCGTTTGACAAAGAATCTCTCATTGCCACAAAGCGCTATCTGCTCTCCCGTCATGCTGTAAACCAGCAATGCCCGCGTTAGCCGACCGAACTCTGCATCGTTGAGCGCATCCATCTCCTCTAAATAGTCATAGGGGAGTGCTGCATAGTTTCTTGCCATGCCTCCACCGCCTTAAAACGGTAGATCGCCGTCGTCCTCACTGATCACCGCAAAGTCGCCTGCGGCGCTCTCTACGGTGAAATGCGGCTCGGTAGCATCGTTGCGCTTGCTGTCGCCGAAATAGATATTGTCGGAAATAATCTCGGCGTTGCGGCGGTTGTTGCCATCCTTGTCCGTCCAGTCGCGAACGGTGAGCTTTCCCTCGACCACGACCATGCGGCCCTTGCTCAAATACTGGCAAGCAAACTCTGCCTGCTGCCGCCACGCCACCACATCGAGGAAATAGGTTTTCTTTTCGCCGGTTGCCTTACTCTTGAAATCGTCATCGACGGCAACGGTGAAGCTCGTGACCGCCGTACCGTCCTGCGTGCGGCGCAGTTCCAGATCGCGCGTAATGCGCCCCATGATGCAAATTCTGTTCAGCATGATTCTTCCTCCAAATAGTTTTTCTTAAATACCGCCATGAACGTGTCATGGCCATAAAGTTCTTCGAAACGCTTCTGACACTCGCGTTTCAGCCGCATATCCAGTTCGTGACCGTCTTTCCCATGCACGCCGTAGTCAGCCATATTGTGCCAGTCAGCACGCAACCACACCCAGCAGCCCCAAATATCGGACAGCTGACGGCGACCGCCGCCGTAAATGTGATGCCGTGCAAGGTTTGTCGAGAATCCTGAGATATAACATTCCCTCTTGTCCTGCATGATGCTTTTAGTCATCTGCCCCATTCCTCCTTTAGTGCGTCAAGCTGTTGCGGGGTCAATGTCTCAATGCCCAGCTCCTTGCAGTCCTGCACGATGTTGTCAATCAGGCGTGACATTTGCTTTGTGTCAAAGGTGGACGAGCCGTAATACAAGACCACGTTCTTGCAGCCGTCAATTTTGCTGTCCATCACTTCCGTCTGCCAGCCGATACCATTCTTGTTCCAGCCGTCGCATAGCTTCTGCACGGCCTTCTCGCGCACGCAGACGGTTTCTGTGTTGCCGCCAACGTCCCGCACCTCTCGGCGGTAAATCTCGCTCTTGGGCGTTCCTGTGGCTTCTGCGAGCTTATCCAGCAACACCCATGAGTAAGCATTGGCATCGAGGCTTCGTTTTTCACGGTGCTTTTTGACGGTCACGTCAACGTCTACCTCGTGCAGCTCGTCGTACAGTGTGCCGACGTTCTCCCGCGTAGCGATGGTGAGTAAATACCTACCATCGCGCGCAAGGGATAAATCATGAAGTCGGGCTTTCATTCGCTTTTCTCCTCGCCATCATGCACGACCAACAGAGCGGCGCTTTATAGGTATTTATCGCGTTCTCCGCAATCTCGGCAACGGAATATAACTTGCCGCCGTGCGTCACCGGGTAGATAGGCATTCCGCAGTCCTTGCAAGTATTTTTCTTGACCTCTCGCTTGTACTGCGCGTTAAATGCGGCCATCTCTTCCTTGGTCGGTTTCTTATCCTGCTTGGGCGCGTTTTCTGCTTTCACATCGTTTTGGGTTCTGGTGTCATCAACTGGGTCGCGGAATGTATCGCTTTCTGCTTCGCTATAAATGCCGGAATACGCCAGCTTTGAGAGTTTCAAAACAACGCGGTCAAACATACGCTTAAACGCCATCGCATACGGATAATCGTTCTTGCAGTTTTTCTGTGTGACTTCGCCAACCTCATATAATCCCTGGTCTTTATCGCAATAGGTAAAAACCAGCGCGCCGCCGTATCCGCACTTATCTTCGGTAACGGACATCGGATTAAACGGCTTTTCCAATTTGTCGTTGATTTTCAAGCAGCCGTTGTGAGAGATAATCAGACCTGTATAACCCATCTTGCCGCTTTTCGTCTCGTTCATCAGAATCCAAAAATCTGCGGGGGAAAGTCCATACTTCCCGCTTTCGATGATCTCGCAAGCCTTTTTCTTGCTCTCTTTGTACTTGTCGGATTGCCAAACTGGGATTTTCTTCCCCTGCTTTTGGCTGTATTCCTCTACGTTCTCGCCAAAGTTGTACTCCATCACTTCACCCCCATGCTCATGCCCTGCACGAGCGTTGCACCGTCGATTTCGGCGCCGCTTTTCAGCAGCGGGGCAAGGTCGGTCTTGCTCACCGTGGGGGCGTTGTAAGTAACCTCGCCGTCGTGACCATTGGCGAGCATCCACGCCACCACCGCGCCCATGTCGGAGACCTCAACGCTCGTGGTCTTGCGGAAGCTGATGGAGCATCGGGGGGTGGAAAACTTCTCGCCGTTCAGCACAGAATCAAGATATTTTTTCTTGCTCTCTGCCGCGCGCTCTAAAGCCTGTCTGCGCGCCGCAAGGGTCTTCTCTTCTTCGCGGATCGCCTTTGCTTCGGCGACGTCGTTTTTAATCCAAAGCGCAATGTTCTCGATCTTCTGCTCTCTTGCCATGTTCAGCTCCAAGAGCTTTTCGACGTCAAGGATTTCACCGGTCTCGGCATCTACACATTCCGCAAGCGCGGAATCAATCTGATAAAGATTCATCTTTTACCTCCGTAATATTGTCTGTGCCACAATAAGGGCACACGGTTTGAGTGGTAATCGTCCAGTTCTCATCGTCCATATTTTCGCGGTATGCATAAAGAGCTGGCTCTCGGAAATCCGCGCCGCACGATTCGCAGTGCATCATTCCTCCGCCTCCAAATACACCATTGCGCTCTGCACGCCGAAGACGCGCGCCGCCTGATGGTCGTTGAAAAACACGTCGATGTGGTTGCCGTTTACGCCGCCGCCGCAATCCTCCGAGATGTAGCTGTGCTGCGTGCCGTCCGGCCAGATCAGCAGGACGTGCGTGCCGTAGGGGATCACCTTGGGGTCGACCGCGATCGTGCGTCCTTCGGTCGCCAGCGTGCCGGTCGCGGTGTAGCCGCTTGCCCACTTGCCGCAGCAGCAGCGCCCGGGGCAATAGGCCGTCAGCGTAAACTCTCCAAGAAACACGTCGTTGCACACCGCGCTTTCGGTCGCAGGAATGTCCCACGCTGGGTCATACTCTTCGACAACAGGCGCTTCCGGCTCATCAACGTCTTTCGCATCAACACTCAGCAAAACCAGCGAGCAGCCGGTAAGCAGTAACGCAATGCCGATGAGGATCAACGTTAATCCAAAGCATCCGGCAGCAAACAGTGCCGATTCGTCGGCCTTGCGCTGTTCTCTCGTTCGCTTGTCGTGCCTTCTCATCATGTCACCTCTTCCATCGTGATTTGTGTGGGCTTCTCAAACAGCGGGGCGAGCATTTCTTCTTGCGCCGCCTTGTAGAAATTCCTGTCGATCTCAAACCCGTAAGCATTTCGCCCCAGTTCATACGCCGCGCGGAGGGTGGTCGCGCTTCCCGCGCATGGGTCAATCACAACGTCGCCGGGATCCGTGAAAACTTCAATCAGCCGTTTCAACACGTTCACCGGCTTCTGCGTGGGGTGGATTTTGGGAATGTCCTTCCCGTCGCGTTCCCACTTCTGCCAGTCAAAAACCATCTTCCCAGTGCCGCGAATCGGCTTCCCATCTTCGCCGATCTCGCGCCCGTTGTTAAATTTCGGGAGCTTGTCACGGTAAAGCACTACCGCAAACTCCGTCGCACCTACTACTCGCATATTGGCTTTAAGCACCTGCGCGGAATAGTTTTTGCAGAAAAACATCGGGTAGCTGTTCTTAAATCCGTACTGCTTCCCGTACTCCACGACTGTCTGCATCTGGTCAAACGCGCAGAAAACAAGCATTGCCGGGGCTTGCCCTTTCTCCTTCGGTTCTTTCTTCAAAAGGCGGTTGCAGAAGTGCATATATTCAGCGATCTTGAAATAGCCATCAGAGTTGAAAAAGCTGCTCTTTGCCTTTTTGCTCTCGCCGTTTTTGTTGTCGCCGCCGATGTACCACGTCGGGTTGCTCCCGTAAGCATCAGCGCCGATGTTGTAGGGAATGTCCGCGATCACGAGCTGCGCCTTTGGGATTCCGTATTTCTTAAAATTCTGGAAGTTGTCATGGTACAGCTCGCATTTCACCGTCTGCACCCTCTGTCGAGGAACGGCAGTAGCTCATACAGCACCTTACACACCGCGCACGCACCGATAACGGCAAGCCCCGTCTTGAAGTCGCAGCCGTTGAGCGCAATCACCGCAGCGGCGATGCCGCCAAAAAACAACGTATCAGCCATGCTTTTCTCCCTTCTTTTCGTTCGGCACAAGGCCGACAAACTCAAGGCCGTGACCGCGTGCGTAAATCTCGCCCATGATCGTCCCCAGCTTTTCAGGGTCTGGGGGCGTGACCCAAATGATTTTGTACTCTGGCTTTTTTCTCATTGCCTTTTCCTTCCCTCCGTGCTACAATAAGCACGGACACAATATCTTGTGGTGAGATTTGTCCCACCCGCCCCGCTCGATGCTGCAACATTGGGCGGGGCATTTTTTACTGCCTTTCGTTTCGAATCAGTACCATGCCGAGGCAAAACGTCGCAATTCCTCTGCGGTTCTTTGCGTTTCTCTTCCCTTCTCTTCCACTGCTGTACATCTCCTTGCTATGCCTTGCTATGCCTTGCTATGCCTTGCTATGCCTTGCTATTCCATCGCTAGTCTCTGCTTTTCGCTACCATGCCGCCGCGAAACACCGCCTTGCCAAACCATTGCGTTACCTTTCAATGCTATACAGTTCACATCATTGCTGTGCCAATGCGCCGTTGCCATGCCCTGCCATGCCCGACTAAGCGTTTCCATTGCTGCTCACGGCGAATCTGAGCGATTCCGTTGCTGTTCGGTTCCGCGCTTCACATATCCTTTGCTGTGCCGGTCTCGTCATTGCTATGCAATGCTTTTCCATTGCAACACGTTACCAAGCCAAGCCTTACCATCGCAATGCCGTGCAAGGCTCGCCCATGCCACTCCATCGCGTTACTCGATTTCCTCCCAGCGGAATCTGCCTTTCCCACTGTTTCGCCACTGGCCGATGCCGGAGAAACGTCCATAATCCAGCCAGTCGCGCACAACGTCGATATGGTCGTCGCACAGGCATACCACCGTAAACTCGCACGTTGCCCCAGCGGGAATCTCCTCGCTCATTGCAAGGCTGACGCGCTCGCCCTGCGCCGTCTGCGCTCTCAGCGGGCGCTGGCACTCGCCGACCTCTCCGTCAAAAAGAATGGGGATAGTGCGCGGCTCGGGGAAAATCAGCTTGTCGATTTCCTTCTTGTAAGCCTTGATTTTGCTGCTGGACGAATCCTTGACCTTGCGCAGACCGCCGCACGTGTCCTTGAAAAAGCCCTTGATCTGGTAGTCGTACAAAAACGGCGTGCCGTCGTCCAGTCGCGGGAAAATGGTCATGGACTTTTCGGCAACCGCATCCGCTCCCAGCGCTGCCACCTCGTCCTCCACGCTCGCCGCATCCGGTGCGTGACTGCCGATAAACTCGCGGTAGATATCAGGGTTCGCGGGGCTGGTGCCGAGAATCGGCTCGATAAACGTTAATTTAACTTTGAGTTCTTTCATCTTTCATTTCCTCCTGTTGTGTGTTAGTTCTCTTCGCTGGATTTCAGCAGTGCGTCCACGGTAACGCCGAAGTAGTCGGCGACCATAGATAGCTTTTCGACCGTGGGACTGCAATCAGCCCACTTTGCAATAGTGCTGTTTCCAAACCCGAGCGCCTTTTCAAGCGCCGATACGGAAACGCCGTTGCTTGCGCAGAGTTTTTTAATGTTCTCTAAAACCATTTTCTCCCTCCTTCTTATTGACAAAGTTTCGAAAATGTTCTAAACTAATGTTGCCGACAAAAGTTAACATTTTCGCCGCAAACAGGATTTGTTTGGGGTCAGCTTTTTGCACCCGTTTACACTTCCTATTATACGAATATTTTCGTAATTGTCAACCCCATTTTACGAAATTCTTCGTAATCTTTTAAGGGAGCTAAATTATGACGTTGCTCGAAAGAATTGCCGTTCTCCGCGAAGAACACGGGGGCATGTCAATCAATCGATTGGAAAAAGAATCTGGCGTAACCAGAGGTTCTATTGCAAAATGGGACGATCATGCGCCGAGCTACGATAAGCTAAAAAAAGTTGCCGATTATTTCGGCGTAACGGTAGATTTTTTGCTGCATGGCAATACCGCAGAAAACGAAGAAAAGCCCTCCGCAATGAGCGGAGAGCTTGGTTCTGGTATGCCGAACGGGTATGACCAACTTACGCCCGCGAATCAGGCGATTGTTGATCGGCTGATTGCTGACTTAGTAAAGTCGCAATTAGATTCTTGACCTTTTCTTTGTTCTCGGCATTTAGCGTGTGGTAAAGTTCCGTTGTGGTTTTAGTCTGTGCGTCCATGTTGCGCCCTCCTTATGGCCTGTTTTTATCCGCGCAAAAGCGCGCGCTATGGTTCAGTGTAATATAATGGGATGATAATACAAAAAAGCTGAAAGAGGTGTTGTAAATGGGCATCTTAGGGTCACTTTTCGGAAAAAAGAAAATGTCCGCTTCTGAAATCGCTTTTGTGAAGCGGCAGTCGCAAATATTTGCCGACTGCATCCGCATCATTGCCGATACGGATAACATCGAAACATACTTTTCTCGGTACAAGCTTGCAGAGCAAACCATAGCGCAGATCGCAGAGGTCGCAGGTGGCGATACTAAGTGTATGGCTGGCGGAAAGGTTTCGCCGAACGAATGTGCCGAAATGCTGCAAAACGAAAAGGCTTCCCATACAAACAGTTTTCTTTCTCGGTACATCCAAAAAGAAACCGTGCATATCTTCGGCCTATCTCGCGGACAGGTAAAAAAGGCTCACGGCATCGCGGCTATCGTTGACGAGTATTCCGGCCAAATGCCGGAAGAAAGTCTGAAGCATGGACGCGATCTATGTGCTAAGATGATTGAAAAAGTTGAAAAGGTGGCGAATCAATAATGAAGATCCCCGGTCTATCCTTTAGCTGGAAACGTGCGCTCGGAATCACGAAGATGAAAAGGAAAATTTCAAAAGCAACAGGGATCCCAACGACCAAAACAGGGCGGCAAAGAAAACTTGGCAAGCTCCTTGGTATGAAGTAAGTGATAAGGCCCCGCCGCCCTCTGCAACAAACGGCGGGGCCTTTTTGCAGCCAGCGGGGAGCGGTCGCCGCTGCTTGTCTTCACCGTACTCCGCTTTACCTTGGCAATTCAACACCGAAACATTGCAATAAGACAGCGCTCGACGCAGTTCGACAAGCCCTCATCTTGCGACTTCGCGGCGCAAAAATCGGAGAAATTAAGGTAGCATAAATGAACATTCAAGAAGTGTGCAGAATCCGTAAAGAAGAACTAAAGCTAACATATCAGGAAATTTCCGACGTTTCCGGCGTTCCGCTGTCCACCGTGCAAAATTTCTTTTCAAAATTCTCAAAGGCGCCGTCCATCTACACCGTTGCGCCGATCTGTAAGGAGCTTGGAATATCGCTTGATGAAGCGTTCGGAATTTCCGAACACTTGACGCCGACCGAAGAAACTTTGCAAGCGCGGAATGATGAACTGGAACGCCATGTTGACGCAAAAGCGGACATGATCGAGATCATGCGGCGTGGAGTGCGTATCCGCAACGGCGTGATTGCTATAATGTTTGTCATTATCGTCCTACTGGCTGCATGGTGCTTGTACATTGATTGGAGGGGAATTTTATGAGAGTGGCATTGTATATCCGCGTCTCGAGCGAGGAGCAGGCGCGGCATGGCCTGTCATTACAAGAGCAACGGGACGCGCTGATAAGATATGCAAAAGCGAATAAAATGACCGTGGCAGGCATATACGAGGACGCGGGAATTTCCGCTAGAAAACCGTACAAAAAGCGCCCCGCGCTCCTGCGGCTGCTGGATGATTGCAAGGCGGGGAAGGTCGACACGATTTTGTTTATCAAGCTTGATCGATGGTTCCGCAATGTCGCCGGGTACTACGACGTGCAGACGCGGCTTGACCAGTACGGCGTGACATGGCAAGCGACGGAAGAGGACTACGAAACGCGCACTGCGTCCGGGCGATTAAAGGTCAACATCATGCTTTCCGTCGCGCAGGACGAAGCCGACCGCACAAGCGAGCGAATCAAATTTATCAACGACGGCAAACGCGCAAAAGGCCAACCGGCAGGGTCAAAAGCCCCTTTAGGGTATATCATCAAGGGCAGGCAATACCAGATCGATAACGGCACGGCAGATGCCGCGCGAGATATGTTTGCGGCGTATATCAGGCTGCAAAGCGTGCTTGGCGTAAAGCGCTATATGCTTGAGACGTGGGGCATTGACAGGGCGTATACCAAATATGTAAACTATTTCCGGAACCGGCTTTATATCGGCGAGGTGTACGGCATCGAGAATGCCTGTCCCGCTCTGGTGAGCAAGCAGGATTTTGACATTGTAAATGATATTCTCCGCCAGCGGTCGCAGCGCTGCGCAGGAATTGAGACAGATCGCGTTTATCTGTTCTCCGGCTTGTTGCATTGCAAAGAGTGTGGGAAAACGATGCAGTCGGAAACGGCAAAGCAGATCTATACCTACTACCGATGCCGGACGCGAATGCTTGACACCTCCGCGTGCCAGCACAAAAAGAGGATTCGCGAAGATGCGCTGGAAGCTTATTTATTGCATGAGCTTGAAGGAATTGCCGAGCGAAACAATCGCTATTATAAAAAGGCAGAAAAAAAGCCCACGCAAAGCGCGGACGCGATACGAAAGAAAATGGATAAGCTGAAAACGCTTTATCTTAACGACTTGATTGAGTTGGACGAATACAAGAAAGAGTACACCACATTAAAGAAATCCCTTGAAGCGGTAGAGGAAAAGCCGAAGACAAACCTTGATGCGCTGCGAAATGGGCTGGCGGAATATGATACATACTTGCGAGAAGAAAAAAAGGAATTCTGGACGCGCTTCATCCGGAGAATTGATGCAGATGACGACGGCGCGTTTTTTGTAGCGCCACGTTAGGCATATTTGACCTTCGTGTTCCCAAAGGTAAATTATGCCCAAAAGAATCCCCCGCCTTACGACGGGGGTATTCTCATTTTTCGAGTTTGCGCATGACTTTGCTGTGATTTTTGGTATAATCATTTTTGCTGTCGAGCGCACCGATACGCAGCAGTATCGAAGCGGTCATAACGAGCACGACTGGAAATCGTGTGTACGTCAAAAGCGTACCGAGAGTTCGAATCTCTCCTGCTGCGCCAGAGCAAAAAGCCTTGGTATTACTGGAAAAACCAGTGATACCAAGGCTTTTTTGTGTTTTCTGCGCCTCTTGTTACTGCCAGTTACGACCAGTTATAACCAGTTGCATGAACACAGCCGCGAACACAGTTATGCGCCGCGATACATGTCCTGCAGGCGTCTGACGTCGGCCGCTCTTTCGATCTGCTTCTCGTGCAGATAATTGTAAAGGGACTTCATGCCCTCTGGCGGCTCGCCTTTCTCTTGCCGGTACTTCTG